ATGCAAGAGCCGTATCACGTTAGCAAAATGAATGTTCGTCAACGCTACTATGATACTGCCACAGATACCTACGAAACCACACAAGGTAATGCTTTTACTATTGAACGTTTGATGCCTGTGCCCTACAGTCTCACAATCAACTTGGACATTTGGACCTCAAACACCAATCAAAAATTTCAGCTGTTGGAACAAATTATTCCGTTGTTTAATCCTGCACTGGAAATTCAAAGCACAGACAACTTTATTGACTGGACTTCCTTGAGTGTGGTTGAATTAGAATCTTCGCGATGGAGCAGCAGAACCATACCTGTGGGCACAGAAGATCCCATTGACATTGCTACACTAACATTTAAAATACCAATCTGGATTACCAGTCCAGCCAAAGTCAAGAAGTTGGGTGTGGTCGAGCGAATTGTGGCATCAGTGTTTGATGCCAACGGCGATGCTGCCAATGCCGTTGCAGACAACGATCTGTTGATGGGAACTAGACAAATTTTCACTCCGTTTGATTATCAAGTGTTGCTGATTGGAAACAAGCTTCAGGCACTGCGGCCTCAGCAGGTCATTGACCAATCAAACTCTAGTTTGTTACCAGCCGACAGCCCAGAAAGCAATTTGTTATGGCATGCTGTGATAGGAGATTTTGGTGTGCTGCGAGATGGGATAAGTTTGATCAAACTGGAACAAGAGGACGGAACTGACGTTATTGGCACAGTGTCCTATGATCCTACTGATGATAGATTTTTGTTGTTTTCGGTAGACATAGACACTGTTCCTGCCAACACACTAGATCCAGTTAACGCAGTTATAAATCCCTTGTTGAGTGGCCCTGGGGAAGGGTTGCCTGCGGCAGCAGCAGGTCAAAGATACCTGCTGACCGAAGATACTGGCAGTGACAATGGTTATGCTGAAGCATGGGCAGGCACTCAAGGACAGTATCTTGTGGCAAGCGCCAATGACATCATAGAATACAATGGACAGCGTTGGCAAGTTGTTTTTGAAGGCAACAACAGTTCTGTAAATAAACAGTATGTCACAAACATCACAACAGAATTACAATACGAGTGGACTGGGAGCCAGTGGATCAAGAGTTACCAAGGACTGTATCCTGGAGGAACATGGAGCCTAGTTCTGTAAATGCTGTGGGAATATGGTTTTATTGTCTTGACACCCAACGCTATCTTTACCTACTGAGAAACGATCCCAGACATCCCGGAACCTGGGGGTTGCCTGGTGGAAAAATTGAACCTGGTGAGACTCTGATCGATGCTATTGAACGCGAGTGTCGGGAAGAGATGGGCAGCATGCCCGACTACATAAAATTGATGCCCATTGAAAAATTTACCTCTGCTGATGGTAAATTTGTGTATCATACATTCTTTTGCAGTATAAAATCAGAATTTGTTCCTGTGCTCAACGACGAGCACATGGGATGGGCATGGATATCAGCAGGCAACTGGCCTCGGCCTATGCATCCCGGATTATGGTCAACTGTGAACTTTGAAGCTGTAAAAGACAAAGCTGTGGCCATGGAACGCAGTTATATGTCTGCGTAAGTTATAAACTCTCTGTGAGTCAATTGAACCAAATTGCTGTAGTTTTTCCAGCGGTCTGGAGTCTGTGGGCCGTGAGCAACATGATAGAACTTTGTGTCAGGGTATGCTGCTATTACTTTTTCCATTTGTAAATCCCAATCGCTGTGCCCAAGCTCTGCGTCAGCATGATATCCCAAAAGAAAAATTTCCCTATGTCCGTCAAATGCTGCCAAGTATACAAGAGCCACTTGTTTGATCACAGGAGGATTATATGGTATGGTATAAAACACTCCTGGGTGTGCTAGACACACTCGTGGGCTTGTATAAATGATGTTGTTTTTGTAATAGCCTTGATCGATCAGCTCTTTAATAACTTTTTCATCGCGTTCAACAACAAAATCTAATCTTGTTGATTTTGCAATTTCTCCTGTGCCATAGGTTTGAAGTTTTTTAGTTCCCAGCAATCCGCCCTTGTGCTTGGGAAGAATTTTGAAATCAAACGTGTCTGTGTGACAAGATCCAATGCAAGCAGCTCTACCGGAAATATGATGATTTTCAATGGGGTTGGCAATCCATTCGCGTTGGGTTCTTTTTTTACCGCCCGACCAGGCAGTGTTGGTAATAATAAATTCGCCAGTGTAGTTTTGCCTAAATCTTTGAGTAATCATTTTACATTCTTCCAACCACCACTTCAATAACACCTGTAGTGCCGGAAAAATTTTCCAATGATTTACCAATAACTGTGCCAACTGCTGGTGTTGCACAAGCTTGTGCATAGCCGTTGCCTGCACTGATCATCATGTTTCCTTTTGTCACGGGACCAATTACTCGTGTGGGAACGCGACCCGACAATGCAACAGCAACAGCATGTTCGCATTGTAGTCCAGCATTCATTATATAAGCAGGATTGGTTGATACAACACCAGCAACTCTGTCATCGCCGTTTTGTGTTGAAATGGTGATTTCGTTGCTGCCCCCAAAAACTACCACGGTGCCAGGCTCGTAGGTGGCATCGCTGGCATAATATTCTGCAACGTCAGCATACTGTGCACTGGTTGCTTTGGCGTGAACTGTGTTAAAGTAGGTTGTAGCACTACCAATGTTGGCAGTGGCATTTGCACTGCCGCTTGTGATGTTTCCAGTTATAGCAACGCCTGCTGTAGAAAACACAGCAACGTTGGATGTTCCTCCAACGTTGACTCTTACATTACCATTTGATTCAGGAATCTGAACGTTAGAAGTTCCGAATGTGATAGCGTTTGCGCTAAGGGCTGCAAGTTGTGCAGTAACATAAGAAACAGTGGCAATATTAGACCCTCCCGCAGTGGAACCGTCGTGAACACGAATAGTTTTGTTAGTGGTATCCACTGTGATTTCTGCCAAGGCACCAGTAAACGCATCGTTTTGCGTTGATGAGCCTCGTCTATATTGAACTTGCGTTGACATGTTTTAATCCTTGCTGATATTTATCTGGTTAATCTTATGCACCTCGTACCATACTGCCATTAAACCAACTGATTGTCCCTGATCCTGCATTTTGCACTGTTCTATCTGCTCCACTGGATTGCTGGGCATAGATTTCAAAATAATCACTGGTCCCATCGGCATAGACCAGAGAACTGATACTCATAGTCCAGAAAGTGTTAGCAAATGCTGTGCCTGATTGATTCCAAGATCTTCTGTGTTCTGCGCCATTTTTGTATATAACAATCATACATTCACCAGTGCCAGGGCCGCCGCCATCGAGTCGGATAGCTGCATTGAGTTGATAGTATCCCTCGACTGTGGGTGTAAATCTTGAACTGGCAAAGTTACCGTTGGTATCATATTCTTCAGTTCCAAATAAAATTTTCTGTTGTGAACCCGATGTGATGGTTTGTGCCGTTCCCGAACTTGGATACGCCGAGAAAGCTGGACCGTTGACCGCTTGTTTTCCAGAAACAGAAATTGGACCTAGAACACTTAATCCACCTGTATCTGTTAGACTCAATATTAAGCTGTTGTATGCACTATTAACAACTTCTATGCCACCGGTGCTGTTTAATCGGAATGTTTTGCTTGGGTTGGTTGCACCTGTAGAAGTGTTTGTGGCTCTTAAAAAGTCTGCATAACCTGTGCCACCCTGTGTATTGGCAGCATTGACAGTGATTCCTACCCCTGTTGCAGTTGCTGGTGTGTAGGTCACGACCACTTGACCATTGCTGATTAAATTACCAGCTGTGATATTACCTGTGGTAGTAATCACTGCATTGGCCAGTAATATATTTCCGTTGATTGAGTTTACTAAGAAGTTGTCGTTACTGATTAGTCCTTCTATAAAAAATCCGCCAAGATCGTAACTTTCAGTAACTGGATCTGTAACTAATCCTAGATCTTCAGACGATGTAGGTGCTTCATTGACCAAGCCCATGTCGCCACCAGTGGCAAATATACTTTCGCCCGAGCCACCAAATGCAAAACTAACAGTGTTTGTTGTGGTGTTGGCAGTGACAACAATACTGGTATCCCCGGTGAATGTCAATGCAGTGGCAATGCTGTTGGCTGTGATAGTGTTGCTGCCTGTGACTGCAATGCTGGAAAAAGTATTGACACCAGTTAAATTGCGACCATTGCCTAGTATATTGCTGCCTGAGATATTGGCCACTGATGTAATGTTGCCAGTTGCATTAATTAATCCACCTGTGAGTAAGTTACCACCTGTTACATTGCCAACTGTATCAAGATATCCAGCAATTGTAACATACCCTGCACCATTTGTTTGATTGATAAATTGAGCGTTGGCTATAGTAGATACCAACGTTCCTGATACATTACCACCTTGACTTGAATTAAAGGTTGCAAAGTTAGCAATAGTAGTAGTGATATTTCCAGCAGTAAGGTTACCAGTAGCCGATATTATTCCACTTGTTATTAAGTTTCCACCAGTGATGTTTCCACTGGCAGTTAAATATCCTGTGACATTTTGTCCACTAGAACTAAAAACTGCTACGTTACTGGTTCCTGCCACCCCAACAGTGACATTCCCGCCCGACGACACAACGTTTACATTGGATGTTCCATTAGATATAGAATTGAGACTGATACCAGTGACACCAATGCTCACTGTTTTGCTTGTGTTGTTGCCAACAATGCTGATATTGTTGCCAGCTGACAGTG